CAAAGATTAAGGGATGCGGCTTCAGCCCTTAATATGGACAATAAAGAACATGTAGCAATATATAACGAATTAAATCAGGCAGCTATAACTACAGCAACTGCAATTCGTGCTTACGCCGAAGCTACCGCCGCTGCATCATCACCAATACAGCAATTCATTGGATCTGCTAAGCTGCAATTAAATGATCTTGAATCTGTAGCTGTTCGTGTATCGCAAGGTATTGGCGATGCTGTTGGTAATTCATTAACAAAAGGCATTCAAGGTTTAATCGAAGGCACAGCAACAGCGCAGCAAGTATTTGCTGATTTCCTTAAAACTGTAGGTGACATCTTAATGCAGGAAGGTGCAAAGATGATTGCTACTTACATGGCAATTGCAGCCGCGCAAGCACTTGCGAATCTATTTAGTCCCGTCAAAGGTGCTATCGGTGGCGGCGACGCCTTTGGCGCCGCAGCATCAAGCTCTACTTTTAGCGCTGGCACTAGCACAGCTTTTGGCGGCATGAGCATCCCAGGTTTTGCCGCTGGCGGCAATCCACCAATTGGCAAGGCATCACTGGTTGGCGAGAAAGGCCCTGAGCTATTCGTTCCATCGGCTGCTGGTACGATCATCCCCGCAGGTCCTACCGCAGGCATCCGCGAGGCAATGGCTACCGGTAATGGCAATGGCGCTACAGCACCCATACTTAATATGAGTTTCGAAACTACAAGGTTTGGCAATACCGATTACGTTAGCCGTGAACAACTGGAAGCAGCAATGATGCAAACCAGAGCAGAAGCAACAAAAGCCGGTGCTAGACGTGGCATGACGATGACATTAGATAAACTACAACAATCACCATCCACCCGTAGCAGAGTAGGTTTAGGCTAATGGCTGCTTTCCCTTCTTTTGCACCAACTAGCCGCAGCTTTACGCCAGGCACCTATCCGCAACGTTCCTATCGTTCATTGTCAGGCGTAGTAACCAAACGCACATTTGGCAATGCACCAAGCCAATCAACACTAGAAATGAATTTTGATAATGTAACTGACTCAACTGCCACCGCGATCATTAATCATTACCGCAGCCAAACCGCAATTAATAAAAGATTCCAGCTATCTGCAATAACAATGGGCGGCATGGATTCTGGCTTAGTTAACATTGCCGATGGTACGATTGATAATTTACGATTTGAATACAAAGAGCCCCCATCAGTGCAATCAGTAAGGCCAGGTCGTTCAAGTATTAGCGTATCACTAATTGGCGAAATCCGTGATCCTAGGAGTGACGATTGATGGCGCTTGATATTCGTATTGCACAGTTTTTTAAGTTACAAGCAGCTAATGGTCAAGAGCATTATTATCAGAATTATTTTGCTAATGAAACCATAAATTATGGCGGCAAATCATACAGCTTTGCACCATTCCGCGCTGAGGGTACAACAGCAGCTTTAAACGGTGATAACAATGTATTGCAAGTATTATTCCCCAATGTAGATTTTGCAGTGCAATTACTTTATAGCAGCAATAGTAACCGACTATCGGTGATGGAACTTACAACGCAATGGCTAACGGCTGAAAATGCTTATGCCGGGACAGCATTGACAGAATATTATATTGGCATTGGTTCTTCTATTAGCGAAACCACTTTAGAACTAAGATTTAGAAGTTCAATTGATAGCGTTTCATCTAACTTCCCAAACCGTACATTAACCCGCGAACTGGCTGGTATATTACCACTAGATGCGCAACTGGTCTTGCAATGAACATAACCACCAATGATTTAATCGGTTTGCAGTATGGCTGGGGATATGCACCAGGCGATGGTACGGGCATGACAGACTGCTTTCAGCTTGTATGTGAAATGCGTCGCCGTATGGGCTTAAGCGACTATAGCGAGCGGTTTGAATGGGTGTATGACCAATACACAGAAGATACATTCCGCAGACGATTGATACCACGATGGCTATTGCAGCATGGCACTAGACTAGGCGCACCACAAGTTGGGGCCGTATTGTTACTACCAGGACATGCAGGCGCTGCCTTAGCAACAGTAGTAACTGATGGTGCGTTATTCCTTGCACCTAGTGGTAATGTAGTGCGAACAAAATGGCCTGTTGATATGGGCTATTATTTCTGGATGAACTAATGCGTAAATTACTGCCATACGAATACCAGCTAATCGAACAGCTAGGGATTAGCACAGAAGAATATTTAGAATTTATTGCTGTACAAGCTGCATATAACGACCCCAAGATAGGCACTGTCCTCGATGCGCGTGGTGATTTTGGCGTATCAGCAATAATCGCTGTTGTCGGCCTTATATTTTCAGTGGCCTCAACTTTACTGCGGCCAAAGCCACAGATTTCAGCGCCAAGGGGCCAAGGGGTATCAGTTGGCACTCCACCGCCAGGTGCAGCAACTGAAGGCATTGGTGGTCAAGCGCAAACCCGTGAGCAACGCTTCTCACCGCGATTTGGTTTCAATGGTCAACAGGATTTAGCGAAATATGGCGATCCAGTAAATTTAATTTATTGCAACACTGACATCAATCCTAAAGGCGCTGTACGTGCCGCCACATCATTAGTCTGGAGCGCCGTGCGTAGTTATGGGTCATCGCAATTTGTACAGCTTTTATTGGTATTAGGTGCTGGACGCATAGCAAACATAAATGCCGATAAGTCAGCATTTGGGCAAGTTGCATTAGAAGATTTAGTAGCACAAAATAAATTCTTTTACCACAACAACCAAGGCACGGGATTTTTAAGCTGGAACGATGAAGATTATGGCCGCGCATCATCAGATCCCACATTTTACGGCACCGGACTAAGTAACCCTTACCGTTTGCAACCATCGTCCGATCATAAGCGAGTGGATGGATTTAGTCAGGCGTATAGCCCTGGGACTCAAAACGCATTCGGTGTTTATGGTGTTGTACCAATTAATACATTTGTATATCAACGTAACGATACAGGTAACAAGTTATCTGCTGCATTAGGAATATTAAGTAATTATAGCTGGACAGCAGGCCAAGAATTAACAGAAGGCACACCTATCACCTTAACAATAAAAAATACCAAAGACAATGTAGATGATGTAAATACACAAGCGCAAGAAACAAGGCGCACATTATCAAGTGTATTTGACGCAAGCGGTATATTTAAATTAGGTTCGGCTGTATTTAAAGTAACCAATACAAATACTGGCTCTCCAGATGAACAAGATATGATAATAAATTTAATTTGCATTGAACGTGGATTTGCGCCTTATGTAGCTTATGTAGATTTAACAGGAGCTGACTCAGGAGCGCAACGCAGTAGGCAAATTTTAGATGATCCACAGCGCCAGGAATCTTTAAAGATTTTATATAATTTAGAAGCTGAAGACATGAGAAGCAGAAATTACTGGACAGGCGAATATTACTCAGACGACAGGAATAGTCCAATTTACGCGGCAACTGAATATAGCTATACAGATATTATTAACGGATCAACTTTTGACTTTATCAGTGCAAGAGACGGTGACGGCAATTATACGGGACGTGGAGTTTACCACGCTATTTATTATTACACTACTAATTCTGACACCGGCGAAAATTCCGCTTACATTAGTCATTATCAACTTGTTCGTGGCATAACAGAAACCGAACAAAATGCTTTTAATTTTCTTAATCAGTCCAATCAAGCAGCCAATGCAGCAGCAGCAGCAGGCGCAGAACAATTTTTTACCAAAGCTTTAGCCCGCGCTGAATCGGCATCATACCGCACTATTCAGCAATGCAATATTGTTGATTTTGCTATTAAAAGCCGCGTCTTCAAGCGTATATCAGGCAGGCAAGAACGCTATGGATCAAGTAATGTAGGCGGTTATCCCATCAGCGATAATGGCAACAAAAACCGTACTGCAATGTTTTTGTTTAAGTATCGTAAAGCTGGAGAAACTGATTTTACCATAGCGCCAGCTATTATTGCCGTGAGTCGTGCTGCTGATATTGATAACTTTAACTATTTAAAATTTGCTAGTACATTGCCAACAGCGCAGTACTGGGAATTTAAATTAGAATCCATTGCAGAATCGTTTGCTGAAATCAGGAAACATAAAGATTTAAGCAAAGCAAACGGATCTACAGATTTTCTATACTTAGATAATTCACCTAATGCCGTCAGTATTTCTTTGCCTGGTGTGGGTACCTTACAAGCAGCAGGACGTATTCTTAATAGCATACAAGGCTTCCCACCATTAAATGAAACTGTAAGTGGCATTTCTGAATGGGATTTATTTAATCTTGATGCTGACAACCAATGCCAATTCTCATTTGAAGCAGGCCCTGAATTTGCGCTTACTTGCGTAACAGAACAACAAATACAATCATTTAGTGAATTTCCAAACTTATATAAAAACCTTAGCATGGTGGGTCTTAATTTATATTCCGGTCGTAATTTACAAGACTTGCGTAGCTTTACTGCATTTGTAACTCATGGGCGAGTATCAACACGATTGGATCAGTCGGATGCTGTTGGCTGTGCAGCACATGCGCCAGATATATTTTTAGATACTATCGTTGATGCAGAAGATGGTATTGGCAAATATGCCAAAATTGAAGGCATAGATTCTGTACAACTTGCAAAATCAAAACGGTTTTGCCGTGTAAATAAGTTATTTATGGATGGCATTATTGCTGATACTACTAACTGGCGACAATTCTGGGTAGATGTTGCACCATTTAGTTTGCTGGAATTTGCACGTATCGGCGGCAGGGAAACATTAATACCAGCCGTACCATACGATGAGAATACTGGCGCGATGAATCGTATTGTAAATGTAACTGCACTATTTAACCAAGGCAACATAATGGAAGGCAGCTATAAAGAAGAACATCTTGATTACGGCTCTAATGTACAAGATTTAATTGCAACCATTGTATACCGTGGTGCTGATGTAAATGGCACGTTTTCAGCTAATCGCGCAATAGAAGTAAAACTAACCAATACATCTGAAATTGATGCAGTACGTGAAACTTTTTATGTTGCACAATTTGTTAGCACCAGAGAGCAGGCAATAGTCTATGGTAAATTCCTATGCCAAATAAGACGGCATATAAAAGTAGCGATTGAATTTAAGACATTTCCTACAATGGACCCTGTAAGCCCTGGTGCATTTGTTTATGTTGACATTGGGCAGAATAGCTGGGATGGCATTCGTACAGGCATCATTGGCCCTGGCGGTGCATTGAATATCCCATTGGATAACTCGTTGATTGATGGCAGTTATGAATTTTTGCTATACCAATCCGGCAATGGGGTAATTTCAAGAACTGCTACTACTACCGCTAATATTGCTGCTGCATTGGCTGACTTAGACGGCTACCTATTTGTGCTGGGGCAGAAAACCACTACCAGGCGTGTGTTCAGGGTAACGGAAGTAGAGATGGATGAGGAAGGCGAAATCACGGTACGAGCCACCAACTACCCATGTACCAGCGATGGGTTATCAGAAATTGCAAATTTTGACAATGGTATTTTTACTGTGACTGGTGCGCTAGATTAGGGGCATCGGCATTTAAGCTAATGGCATTTTA